CTTTTGGGACGAAGCTCAGGGCGCATTCTTTAGCATTCCGTCAGTCAACCGCATTACAGCGGCCCTAGAGGATGCTTACCTAAATGCTCGTGGGCACAGCGACAAAGCCGTAGAGTTTGCCAAGCAGTTTGACTTTGACCATCTTTGGACTTGGCGTTGGCTACCATTCCTAAAGGGCATCTTCAAGTGATACCAGTTCTGGGGTTTGCAACACTGAGCAAGTTCGACATGGCTCAGAGGTTGCTGGACTCCATTGACCATCCTGTGCAGAAGCTTGTCATTGTGGATAACTCGGGTAAGAAAGCTTGGATACCAGAGCCGAACGACTATGTGCAGGAGCTATGGACAATTCGCCTGCCACACGGACTCGGTGCTAACGGAGCCTGGAACTTGATTATCAAGACCACACCTTTTGCGCCCTACTGGGTTATACCTAATGACGATTCTTGGTTTGAGCCAGGAGCGCTAGAAATCATCGCCAATCAGGTTGACCCACAGAAGTTCAACTTTGTTGACGTAAACCCTAAGTGGTCATGTGTCGTGCCAGGGGAAGGTGCGATACAAACTGCTGGGCTATGGGACGAGGTGTTTCACCCTATCTACTATGACGATGATGAGTATGAGTGGCGCATGAATATGCTGGGCGTAGAGTTCAATCACATTCCCGCAACGGTGCATCACAATAACTCTTCTACGCTCCACAGCGGTTACCAAGATAAAAACACCATGACATTCAGCCGCAATAGGTCTATGTTTACAAACAAAGTAGCAAGCAACAACACGAAAGAAATTGGCTGGCAGTTGAAGGTCAGGAGGGAAAACGCATGGGACTAACAATCTACACAGGCGGAACTTTTGACCTGCTGCACTCAGGCCACGTCAATTTTCTAAATCGCTGTGCCGACTTGGGCAGCGTAGTAGTAGCCTTGAACACAGACGAGTTTATTGAGGCCTACAAGGGGAAGCCCCCGATAATGAGTTACGCAGAGCGTGAGGCCGTTCTGATGGGATTGAGGTCAGTTTTTGATGTGGTACCGAATGCTGGCGGCGCTGACTCTCGCATATCTATTGACAGCGTTTCCCCCGATATTGTTGCTATAGGCTCAGACTGGGCTCGCAAAGACTATTACAAGCAGATGATGTTTGACCAAGACTGGCTGGACGAGCGGGGCATAGGATTGCTTTACATTCCGTACACCAGCGGCATTAGCACCACCAGTATAAAAGGGCGTATGAAGGTAAACTAGAGTTATGGCGATTACTGACGGCTACACGACTCTACAAGAGCTAAAAGACATTTTACGGGTCACTGATTCGGTTGACGACTCACTGCTAGAAACCTGCATCGAGTCTGCATCCCGCCAGATTGACACGCACTGTGAGCGAGTTTTTACTTCTGGCACTGCTACCCGAGTATTCACGCCACAAGGCTCCTACATGGTGGAGATTGACGACCTTGTCTCTCTAACCACTCTCAAGACAAGCTCTGACGCAGACGGAAGCTTTGACATTACTTGGACTTCTACTGACTACCAACTTGAGCCTCTAAATGGGTTATCTGGCGGCAGGTATCACCCATACACGCACATCAGGGCTGTAGGCGATTATCTGTTCCCTTCAGTCAACTACCCAAACGCTGAGGGCGAAGCAACCGTTCAAGTTACGGGCACTTTTGGCTATGGCACAGCCGTCCCAACAGACGTGAAGCAAGCCTGCAACCTTTTGGCAGCAAGACAGTTCAAGCGCTACGACAGCCCGCTTGGAGTAGCTGGATTCTCTGAGCTTGGTGTTGTAAGAGTCAGTCGTATAGACCCAGACATTGAGGCATTGCTCGGCCCATACCGCCGAATCAGGATGGCCTAATGGCAGACATCACCGCCATGAGAACGGCTCTAGCTAGCAACCTAGGGAACGTCAATGGCCTGCGCACCTCCCCAGAGATTCCCGATAACCCCACCCCACCTATAGGCATTATCAACCTAGACACGATTGACTATGACGGGGCATTCAACGGAGGTCTAACGACCTATAACTTCGTTGTCACCGTGATTGTAGGCCGAGCGGCTGAAAGAACGATGCAACGCAAGCTCGATGCCTATTGCGCACCGACAGGCTCACAGAGCGTGAAAGTTGCGATAGAATCGGAGAGGACACTTGGCGGTGAAGCATACGACCTTCGGGTAGAGCGCTCCAACGTTGTGGGTTCTATAACTATAAATGACCAAATCTATCTGGCGGCTGAATTCACAGTCACCGTCTTTGCATAAGGAGAAAAAACAATATGGCAAAGTTCGTGGTAACCACAAACGCCATCTCGCTAAACGGCACCGACATCAGTGCTAACTGCGCTCGCGCAGAGCTGGTGATTAACGCCGCTGAGGTGGACACAACTGATTTTGGGTCGGCGGGCTGGACTGAGCTCATCGGAGGCCTAAAGTCAGGTACCGTATCTCTAGACTTCCACCAGGACTTCGGTTCGGGAGCTGTCTCGGAGCTATTCCAAGACCTAATTGGCACAATTGGAACCGTAACCCTAATTGCAGGAAACGGAACCGCTGCTTCGGCAACCACGCCGCAATATAGCGCAGAGGTTTTGATTAATTCCTTCACCCCTGTCGCAGGCGCTGTGGGCGATTTGAGCACCTTTTCGGTATCGTTCCCGACCACTGGTGCTGTAAGCTACGCAACAGCCTAAACAAAGGAAAATAAATGCGATTCAACCTAGTCATTACGTTCGCAGACGGAACTAAAAAGGAAATCACAGCCAGCACCGCTGACTTGGTAGCCTTTGAAGACAAGTTCAACATATCGGTAGGGAAGCTGGCGACTGAGCAAAGGCTTGGTCACCTGCTTTTCCTAGCATGGCACAGTGAACAGCGCACTAAATCAACAAAGCTCAAGTATGAAGAATGGCTTGAGACAGTTGACGGCGTTGGTGAGGCAGAGTCCGACCCAAAATAAAGGGTCTGGGTGACGATAGCACCCACTGGTGGCTCGCTGCCCTAGCTGTCGAAACAGGCATCTCGCCCAGAGAGTTGATGCAACTTGAAGACAGGATGCTGTGGACAATGTACCGCTGGATAGTGGCAAAGAATGTCAAAAAGTAAGAGGCCGTCCCTTCGGGGGCGGTTTCTTATTGCGGTAGAATTGAAGCTATAGTTAGGCGGTTCAGTGGCAGCTCAAGTTATCGGCCCCGCTCTTGCGGGTATAGCCCGCTCAATGTTTCAGTCATACAGCGGCGCTGCTTTTGGCGCTTATCGTGCCATCGGCACTAAGGCTTCGGCTAACAATGTTGACATCGGTGACTTCAACCTCCTGAAAGTCCTTGAAGCACCTACTGGTGCAGCGGGTATCGAGGTAGCTGATTTAGCCGACTTACGCAAGACCCTCCGAGAAGTTGCGCCAGACCTTTACAGAAAACTAAACCGTAATCTAAAAAAAGTAGGCGAGCCAGCGCAGGAAAAGGTGCAGGAAGCTTACAAGCTTATAAATTCAGCAGGCCCCCTTGGGACTCCAAGGCGTAAAGGCAGAGTATTTGACAGGTTTGCAACATCTACTCTGGGTCGCCTTAGCTGGGTAAACTCAAAAACCCTAGACCCTAAAGCGGCAGTATCTCTAAACTTCCGCAATCGCAATAAAAACAGAGACTGGTCTCGGATTAGAAACGGCAAGGACGGCACATTATCGCTAGTCAGGGTAAGCGTCAATGCACCTGCCTTTGTTGTTGCTGACATCGCAGGCGCAGGCAAGGGCAGCGGCGCACTGCCAATAGGCGAGACCACCAGAGATTATCAAATAAACCTATTTGGTAGAGGTCAGATTACGCATAGCCACGTTATGACTCCAAAGCGCCAAAGCGCCATTTGGGATAAGTGGATTCCCGCTATGGATGCCAGAAAGAAAGCGCCGCAAGCTTCTCGCTATGCGTGGCCTGCCGTGGACAAGCATATGCCCAAGTATCGGAAAGACACCGAAAACGTGCTAAACCCCGTTCTTACAGAACTCAATAGAAGGCTGGCTGACTAATGGCTTTACAGTCACTACTTGTACCTATCATTACGCAGTTCAAGTCTGCGGGTATAAACCAAGCCAAAGCAGCAGTAGGCGGGCTCGGCAGAACTTTTGATGGCCTCGCTAAGAACATAGGTGCTGCTGCTGGGTCTTTCGCTGCATTTCAAGGCTTGTCGGCCTCACGCCAGTTCATACTTGACTCTATAGATGCGACACAAAGGCTTGAGCGTAACCTTATCGCTCTTGGTCAGGTGTATGGCAATCTCAGCCCGCAACTAGAGAGATTTGGCAAAGAGGTACAAAGCTACGGTATCTCGCAGAACCAAGCTGCCCAAGCCTCTATCTTTATCGGTTCGGTACTGAAGCAGTACGGATTCAATGTTGGTGAAGCGGCAGATGCCACACAGCGCATTGTAAAACTGTCGCAGGACTTGGCGACAACTTATGGTTATGACGTTCAAGAGGCACTCCTTGCCGTAACAGCCCTATTCCGTGGCGAGTTTGACCCGATTGAAAAGTTCGGTGTCGCCATGAAGCAGAACGAGATTAACGCTGAGTTGGCGGCTCGTGGTCTAGAAGACCTTGAGGGCGCAGCTAGGGAAAACGCCGAGGCGATAATTACTCTGGACTTTTTGTTCGAGAGAGCTTCGGATTCGGTTGGAGCCTTTAGTAGGGCTACCGACACCCTATACGCCTCTCAGAAGCGACTACAGGCCGCTACAGCTAACCTTCAGGCCGCTTTTGGTGAGCCATTCCAGAAGCCCCTTGCAGAAATAAACAATGCCTTTGCCAAGCTGATTGAAGACAACGCCCCTGGCTTAGAAGAAATAGCAGACAAACTAGGCGAGGCACTAGAGGCAGCCTCACCAGTTGTTGTTCAGTTGGGCGAAAACGTCCTAAAGCTAGCGCAAATTCTGCAAGCCCCAATTGAGATAATCACAGCTCTAATTGACATAATCAGGCCAGTTCTTCTCCCAGTGTTGAAGTTCCTTGGGGATGGCCTACAAATAGTTATAAACGCCCTTGATGCACTGTCTGCAACTACGTCAGCGGCAATCAAGGTCTTGCGTGACTTTGCGGATAACCCCGTCTTTGAATTTATCAAAGATGCAGTCAACTTCCTTGGTGCTGGAATCTTCGGCAAACTAGCTAGCTTTATAGACAGTTTCGACAAGGGGCTCCAAAGGGCACGGGATAACGCACGAGGCTTTACGGGAGACATTGAGGGCTTCGATGCTGGAATCAAGCAGGCGTCTACAGCTCTTAGAGGTAAGGCTCTTGCCAGCAGAGATGATGAAAAAGCTGCCGCAGAGCTAAAGAAACAAAACGAAGCTCTTGCCGAGTCTCTCCGTGAGCTTGCTGGTGACACTCGTGATGCCAATGGCGAGCTAACTGGTCTGGCAAAGCTCTTTGCAGACGTAGATGAGGCAGCCGAAAAGAGCAAGGCTAAGGAAGCCCTTGAAGGCATAGGCATTGAAGCCTCCATGATTGAGGCCATACTTAGCGAGACAAACTGGCAACAAATCTTTGAAGACATTGCCAAATACGCTCGCCTAGCAGCCGTTGACATCACTAAGGTTGGCTACGCCGCAGCAGTCGGAATCTCCCTTGCAATGGATGAGATTGAAGGCCGACTTGGTGGCCTGTTCGACATAGACAGCGGTGGCGGTTCGGTCAGCAACGCCATAGAAGACTTCTACGATGGAATACAGGACGCCATAGCTAAAGAGTCTGCTCGTAGGCGTTTGTCCCGTCTGGGGGCATCTGAGGGCCTTATAGAGGCAATTCTGGGCGCATCTGGCTGGGAAAAAGTTTTCAACGATGTAATCAGGCGTGGAATTGAAGGCCTGCAAGACCTACAGGCAGAATTTGACAAGACAGCTGATGGAATAGCAGAAGTTGCGGCTGAGGCAGAGGCTTTGGCAAAGGCCCAAGCAGATGCTCTACAAGCTGCCACTGCTGAGGCTCAGGCCTACATTGACGAATTGCAGCGTGAGGCCGACAGGCTACAAGCAATTTATCTGCGTGCACGAGAAGCAGCGGATGCTTTCCTTGAGAAACTACAAGACTTCAACACAATCAGCATTCTGCCCGACTATGAAGTAGAGATAGGCAAGTTCGAGTCTGCCGTAGTCGGCTCTATTGAGAAGATTCGGTCAGAGCTAAAGTCGGCATTCCGTAGCGACCTTATCCTTCAGTCGGACTTTGATGCTCTTATGCAGTGGGTTACCACAGAAGAGGAGCTCCTGCGCCGCATCGCCAATCAGCGTGACGACCTAGCTAATAGGTATGCGCTATCTGAGGCGCTGATAAACGACTATCGCAGGGCACTTACTGGGGCATTCAATCTAACTTCTCTATTTGGCAAGCTAAAGACTGAGACAGAAAAGCGCACTGTAACAGAGGTCTCAAAGGGCATTGTCGAACTTGAAAACGGCCTAAAAGAGTTTGCCGTCACGGTTACAAAGTCTTACGAAGAAACCGTTGACACAACACAGGACAAGAGCAAGGGTCTTCTAGACGGCTTCCGTGAAATGGCTGCTAAGGCCAGGGCTTTTGCTGAGAATCTACAAAAACTCAAGGCTTTGGGCCTAGACCCAATGCTGTTCAACCAGCTCGTAGAGGCTGGTGTAGAAGCTGGTGGCGAGACTGCTCAAGCGCTTGTAGACGGTGGCTCAGAGACCATCACTGAAATTAACTCACTCTTCCAAGAGATTGACGGCATAGGTAAAGACCTCGGGGAGCAGGTTGCCGAGACGCTGTATGGCGCTGGAATAGATATGTCCATGGGCCTCTTGGACGGTATCGCAAGTGAGCGTGAAAACCTCCTAGCCCTAGCTCGCGACATGGCAGAGGCGTTCAACGCTGAGTTCACCAGCAGAGTATCTACAGCAGTTGAAAAGCCCGTCCAACAGGCAAAGCAAGCTGCTGAGGCAGCACAAGCGGCTGTCCCAGCCATTGAAGACATTGACATTGCTGGTCTTGCTCAGCTCAATGAATACCTGCGCAATGCAGGCGAGGCTCTACAGAAAGTTAGCTCAGAAGCGGTCAAGGCAGGTATCAGCACCAAGATAGGTGTCGTAGAGTCGCTGAAGCAAGATGTTCTAGCGGGTATGCGCTTCGACCTAAGCGGAATAACTAGAGGACTTAGCTCTGCTGACCTTACAGCAGCGGCTTTAGCAACTGGCAGTCCCACTGTAAACAACACCTACAACGTCACAGTGCAAAGCTCTGGAAGCAAGGCCACCGCTTACTCTGAGGGTCTAGCGTTCGCCAATGGCCTAACAGCAGCCGTAGAATCTAACCCTAACCTTTCAACGCAGTTCACTGGAGCTGGATAATGGCAATTCCGACACCTAAAGTAGAAATCGGTTTTGACCTTACAGACTCTCCCATTGGCCCATTCTTTCGTCTAAATGATGATGTAGCAGGTCGTCTTGACAACACTGAATTTCGTTTAGGTGGCACAATTTTCTATGACGTAACCGACAGGGTTCGGTCACTCAGCATCTCCCGAGGTAAAGGACGAAGGTTTACAGATTTTCCTGCTGGTCAGGCAGTTGTGGAATTCAACAATCACGACAGAGCGTTTGACCCCGAGTATTCTGCATCGCCCTTTGCTGGGAACATTATTCCGAGACGTGAAATCAAAGTAAGCGCTGGAACCGCAATTCAGTTTACGGGCTGGGTTGACGATTGGAACCTGACTTACACCCCCGATGGCAACTCAATTGCTGATGCTGCCGCCCTAGACGCTACAACCATTTTGGCAAAGCAGACATTGACGGCGGGAACACCTACTCAAGAGCTCACGAGCACAAGGGTCAACACAGCCTTGACCGATGCTGGCTGGGCCAGTGAGTTGCGTGACATACAGACTGGAACTGTCGAAGTCGGGACTCAGGAGATTGAAGCTAATCAAAATGCTCTTTCATATTTAGAGCAGGTTACACGAACTGAGGCGGGGCTTTTATTCGTTGACAAATCAGGTCGAGTCGCCTTCAGGCCACGCCGACAGGCACCTTCATCCGCAAGCCTTGTGACCTTTGACCAATCAAGCGGCATTCCGTATCAGGCAATCGGCATAACTTATGGCTCAGAGTTGCTTTACAACAGAGTAACCATAGCCAACATCGGGGGAGGAACAGCAACCGCCTCTAGCGTCTCTTCGCAGAATGAGTACGGAGTCAGAGAGTATTCGCAGACTGACCTACTAGGAGCGACAGATGCCCAGTCTATTGACTTAGCTGTTTACTACGCTGACCTTTATTCTGAGCCCGAGTATCGTATTGACGCACTTGAAATTGCTACCGAAGACCTAACCGCAGGTCAACAGGAAGATGTGCTTGGTCTGGAGATAGGCGATGTTTGTCAGGTTTCTTTCACGCCAAACAACATTGGCGACCCAATTGTAAAATATGTGCAAGTTATCAAAGTTGACCACGCTGTCACCACAAGCTTTCATAAAACTACGTTAGGCTTTCAGGAGATTAAGTATCTACTGCTTGTTCTTGACGATGCAGTATTCGGTAAACTAGATGAAGCATACTTAGGCTAAGGATATTATGGCTGGCGCAGGATACAGAGAATTTCAGGCCAATGAGGTCTTGACCGCTGCAAACGTAAACACTTATTTGATGGAACAGGCCGTCATGGTCTTTGCCGACGCAGCAGCTCGCACCTCAGCAATTGGAACCCCGACTCAGGGCATGGTTTCCTATCTTCAGGACACCTCATCGCTTGAGGTTTACGGCACAGCTTGGGCAGGCGTATCAAACCCAGGTGACATCACGGCTGTTACGGCAGGCTACGGCCTTGCAGGTGGAGGTTCTTCAGGAGATGTCACTCTCACCGCTGGCACAACAGTTACTAGCTCAACAGCCACTACTTACACAATCGGCACGGCTGATGCAGGGACTTATCTTCGATTCACCAATGCAGCTACGCTGACTATTTCTACGGCTACCGACTTCGGTGTAGGAACTCAGGTTCAAATCTTTGCCGACGGAACCGCACTCTCAATCACTTCCGATGGAGCAACCATCGCAGGTGCAGGAACCTCGACCACATCGGGAACCTTTACAGTCGGAGCACAATACGAGGCCGTCTCAATCTTCTGCGTAGATACTGACACCTATCGAATTATCGGAAACATTACGGCGGTCTAAATGAGCTTTATACTTCTCGGGATTCTTAACGGACAAGCAACCTCGGCGGCAGTCAAGCTACTGGAATACCTTGTTGTTGCAGGTGGCGGTGCTGGTGGTAGCGGAACAAGCTCAGGCATTTACGCTAAAGGCGGTGGCGGTGCTGGTGGCTACCGCTCGAATGTCACAGGTGAATCATCAGGCGGCGGAGCAAGTGCGGAATCTGAGTTTGCGTTTGAGCTTTCAACTAACTACACAGTTACAGTCGGTGCGGGTGGAGCTGGTAACTCTAGTGGTGTGGTTTCTACTAGTGGCAATAACTCAGTATTTTCAACTACTACATCTACTGGCGGTGGTCACGGCGGTAGCCATGTTACCAGCGGTGAGGCCGACAATGGCGGTTCTGGTGGTGGAGCTAAATCGGGTTCCTCG